AATTTCAGTTAATAAATTTTCGTATTTGTAATACTTTTGTTTTTCAAAAATAATGTTTAAAATATTATTGTGTTCTAATTCTGTGTAATTGCTAAAATGCTTGATTTTAGGCTCATTTGCGGCCATGGCGTCAACTTGTATGAACTTATTGTCATCCAAAGAATATTGTATCTCAATAGCCTTAAAACCGCCAGAACTTCGCAAAAATTTAGGCTCTAAAATAAATGATCCGCTTTCCTCTTTTTTAACGCTTAATGTACTTTGCGCCCAACGATCTGTATTACTTCCCAGATGGCCTAAAGTTTTGCCCTCGTTTTTACCTGTGTGTAAAATTCCAATTAATAATAAATTGTTTACGGTTGTAATTTCTTTAATCCAATTTACAATTTTGCGACATTCTATTTCGTCATTGTAATTCATTACAATATCCAATAAACCATCAATAATAATTATACTACATTCTGGCGTATTTTCTAAATAAGCTTGTATCATTAATTTTATTGTTTCTGGACTTTCTTTGCGAAGGCAAAAACTATCAAAAAATGTGGGTAATTCGTGAATATTTCCTACATCTTTTATCCTATTCATATGTTTATAATAATCATATTCGGAACTTTCTGTATCAATATATAAAATTTTATTGCGCGCTGGTAATGTTTGCAATTTCATTCCAAAAATATCGTAAGAATTAAAACTACTTGCCACTATTGAAGTGGTAAAAGTAGATTTTCCAGACTTAGGAAGCCCCGAAATAATAACATAGTTTTGAATAGATCCTATATTTTGCCCCTGTATTGATAATAAAATTTGCTCCTTAGGTGGATCATAGCCGCGTTTATACGCGTTTTTGAGTAACTCAATGTATATAGGGTTTTCAGTCATTAGAAGTTTATTAATGAGTCAGCTAATAGGGCTAAAATTATCATTAAAATAAATAGTATTATATCTCTTTTCATAAATTTTTTTTAGTTATTTGATTAGATATTCAATCCAAGCCTTAGCAGACTTTAAAGTCTTATATTCTTTATCAAAAGGATAAATCATATAAACTTTGCGTTTTGGATAAAAGACTATTGTATAGCCTTTATAAGCAGAGTACTCCATAAATTTAAATTTTAAGGTAAAAAAATAGGCCTAATTAGGCCATTCAGTTAATTTAACATCTAAAATGTCGCATCCAGCAACCTGTAAAAAATTTACAATGTTGTTGCTTTCAACAAATGCAGCTGTAAAAAATAGGGAATTTAATTCAATTGTATAACAATACAATGTTCGGTGGTCGACAATTCCATAGAAAAAGCGAAAAGTTGCTTTGATCATGATTTTTTGTTTTAAGATTAAGAATAAACAAAGATTATATAAATATATTCATATTACCAAATTTTAGGCAAAAAAAAATCAGAGTATAGAAATACCCTGATTAATCTATGAATCCTTCTTAAAACAAAAACCTAGCTCAAAAATAGCTTTTTTTCGGCATTTCGCCTATTAATTAACCCTTTTACTTTTACCCCATTATCATAAACCCACCTATCAAATTGTAAAGCTACTGTATTTTTATCCGCGCCACTATTAAGCAACCTTAACATGGTTGACTGTCTAAAACCATTTATCCCAACATTATATGTAAAACTTATTAAAGCGTTTAACATATTATTAGTTAAAGGTACTTTTACAAGTTTTTTTATTTCTTCGGCATTTTTAGAAGTTTCCATTTCCAACCATCTTTGCGCCTGTTCTGGCGTTATTATGTCGCCCATTTGTATTTTTCTTTGTTTATCAAAGTCATAGGTTGATCCAAAGCCAATTGTAGGTACTCCGCCACTATCAAGATAGGCTTTTAAATATAGGCCCCCTTCCGCCTTTTTAATAAAATTTAAAGCGGATGTTAAACCAGCACCAGCGGCCTTAGTTATTGCAGAAATTCCCAAAATACCTAATATTATTAATAATATATTTTTATTTTGCCGCGTCATTAAGGGACTTTTTATGATCCTTAGCGGCCCATCCTAATAGTAATAAGCCAATAGCCCTAATAATGCCTTGTATTCCAGTATTTACGGGTAAAACTTCAGATGATGCAGCTAGTACCCCCCCCAGTGTTGTTTTCCAGTTATTCATTTTTCTTTATTTAGATAATCAAGTTTAGTTTCGATCCTGGCTAATTTGTCGATAATATCAAATTTATCATTTTTAACCTCTTTAAGATCAATTTCAATTTCTACCAATCTCTTTTTAGTGGCCCCGTACCAGGAACCAATAAAAAGAATAGTACCAATAAAACTAATAATATAAAATACATTTTCGATAGTTAATTCCATTATATTAAATTAATGTTACGCCAATTTGTTGAGCTGACCATTGATAAATATATTCATTACCGTCTGGGCTTGTATTGTACGCCTCATAATCAAAACCTTGCAAACTTAAATTACCTTGTTGTAATTGTTGATTTGTTTCAGTTAATAATTGATAATAAATAGTTACGCTTGTGCTGAAATTATCTGATCCTACACAATTTAAAATTGTTGCAGTTCCTAAATTTAATGGAAATATTACGGGTTGTATTGGTTTCATAATTATTTATTTTCTAGTAATTCAATTCTTTGTATAAGGCTTTCAATTATTTTTTGCTGATCTTGAATAGCTTTTATATATATAGCGTGAAATTGATTATAATCAATTCCTTTTAATTCCGTTGAAGGTGTTTTAAAAACCGCTTCTGGTATTATTTGTTCAACTTCTTGAGCAATAGCCCCAATTTGCAAACCTTCGCCGTAATTTTTATATCCTTCTATAAATTGAAATTGTACGGCGTTTAATTTCATTATGGTATCTAAACCATATTTTAAAGGCTCAATATTTTCTTTTACTGATATATCAGAAACGGGAGCCGATAAATTACCGCTTGCGTCAGCTAAAACGGCTCTTGATCCAGTACCGGCTAAATTTATAATATTTATTACACTTGCCGTTGAAATACCAATAGCATTAATTCCATTATTTTGAATATATAAAGGTACAGCTCCACCACCACCAATCCATGAAGTTGCAATATAACTAGCTGTTGGACTTGCTGCTAAAAATACTGTATTTTGATTATTGGAATCAATAGAACTAACATTTCCTTTGCCTTGTATAACATAACTTGCATTATCAGTTGCACCGTTAACATTTAATCTTGAAGTAATTTTAGCGCTTCCCGTTACTTGTAATTTATTTACTGTATCGTCAGTAGTTGAACCAATTAAAAAATTACCTATTGAAGTTAAAACTGAATAAATAGTGGCACTTGAACCAGCTCCAAAAGATAAACCTCCACTTGAATTGCCTTCTATATAACCTCTAAATGTATTACCGCTTCTTAAAGTAATATTTGGATTACCACTTGAAGGATTAATATCAAAACTTGATCCATTGATTGCAACATTACCACTATTTAAAAATGTTACTTTTGTACCCCCACTTGTACCAGAATAAAACAAAGACAAATCAGTATCAGCGCCATTAGTAGTATTTATAAAACTCCAATTTCTACCTGATAGCGAAGCGTTATTTAATGTTAAAGCACTTAAACCAGTGTTTACCGATACGGTAATATTGCCCGTTAAATTTCCACCCGTTAAAAGCAAATAACTTGATAAATCAGAAGTTAAAGCAATAGTTCCCGTTGCATCGGGTAAAGTATAAGTTCTATCAACTGTTAAACTAGATGGTTGTATAGTTCCATTTGCGCTATTTCTTAAACTTAATACTCCATATCCTGCACCCGTTAAATTTCTACTTAATGAAGCTAATAAACTATATCCATTAGGTTGTAAATTAAATTCATTTGCATTTAAAGTCCCTGACATTACTACTGCATTACTTGCATTATTAATTGTCATAGCATAAGCAGCTAAAGTAAAATTGTAAATATCAAAAGAATTAATTGCCGTATTACCAATACGCCACTTTGCAACCGAAGTGTTTAAAAACGAAATAGCCGACTGTAAAGCAGCCGTATTGTTTATAGCTATTGTTGGATTTGATCCGTTAGTATGAACATCTAAGCTATTGCCTGGAGTATTTGTATTAATACCTAGTCTATTATTTGTATCATCCCAAAATAGATTTGCATTATCTTCACTAATTAAGCCCCCAGTTCCCGCAAAAGGAACTGATCCCGTCGTTAAACTTGTATCTGTTAAACTATTTGTACTTACTCCCCCCGCCGTTACTGATATACCTACATTTGAAGTATTGCCGTTTGTAGTAACTTGTTGTAAAGTTCCCGCGCCGCTGCTTACGTTAGCAATTAATGTCCACGCCGTACCTGTATCTTCATAAATTGCAGCCGTATCCGTTGCAATAAATAAGCGTCCTTGATATCCAGCCGCAGGCCTATTTGCGAAAATATCGCTATACAAAGCGGGTGTACCCTTTTGATTAAGTACGCTAAAATCAATTGTAAAACCCATATAAAAATTTTAAAATACTTTTTTAACAACAACTAAATTATTATTTCCAGCTCCACTAAAATTAATTTGAATTACCGCGTCCATATATTCGTCAGCGTTTCCATCAATAGAAAAACTTTGTGATGGCGCTAAAGTTACGCTTTCAACAATTGCCGTTGTTGTTCCTAAATTAATAAATATAATACTGTTACAATTCGTTGGTATTGATTGTGGAGTAATATAATTTATAAAAAATGGTGTATATTTTTGCATATTAACAAGTATAATATTGTGAAATTCCTTTAATTGAAGCGTTATAAACTTTTAACTGTTCTGGGCTTAGTACTTCCGCTGGTGTTGGTATAACTTGTGTTTTATCCCAATAAACAGGCGTAACGGTACTAAATTTAGGCAAACTAAGTGCCGTAATTTCCATTTCTTTTGCACTTTCTGGTTTTGTATTCTTATATAATTTATACAAAAGATAAATTATAGTACCGTAAATTAAATATTCGCTTGTTTTCATATTATAAGTTTATTATATTATTATCTCCAATCCATCCCGTTTTTAAAACATTATTAGCCATAAAAGAAACTTTAGTATATGGTAAATTAGGATCTTGTTCCAAAATTGTTAATACTATTTCTTTATTAAAGGTGTAAATAGGTGTAATTAAATCAAATTTATATACAGTACTTCCCTTTTTAGCGTATGGTTGTTTAATTGGGCTATCTACTATTACTCTACTTTTAGGCTTTTTATTTTTTGCAAATACATAAGCGCTAAATAATAATAAAGCAATAGTTATATATATTTTATTTTTTTTCATTATTTTAATCCTTGATAAACTCCGCCGTAAGGTATTTGATTCAAAATATCACTGTTTACAGTAGTCCAAGCATCAAACCCCCTTGCAGCCCATTGATCATAAGTTAACCCCCATAATTTACCATCTTCCAAAATTTGTTGTTCATCTCCATTATCAGGTTTTACCCTCATTCCATCAACTAATCCGCCTGGATAGTTGTTTGAAGTAAATTTTGGCAACATATCAATAGGAAACCTATCATTTGGCGGCGGTGGTGGTGGTGGCGGTGGTGGTGTTTTATCGTTATCGTTTAAAACAGGCCCCATTGGCCCCGTTGGTGCTATTGTAGCCGTTTTTTTCTTTTTAAAAAAGAAAAATGCTGCAATAACAACTGCGCCAATAATTAATAATTTTTTTTTGTCCATTTTTTAAAATTTAAATTTCATTCCTTTACGGCTATAATTATCATTTATTAAATTTATTTGATCCCTATCTAAATTGCTGGTAATAAATTCACTTAACCCCATAGGCGACCCAGAAGGAAAGCCGAACAAGTACTCTTGTCTTTTACCAAAAGTTTTTATTAAATAAATTATATCAGCGTCATTTTTAACCCTTGACACTTGATATCCAGCGTCAGCCTTATTATCTGCAATAGCACTAAATCGAAGGTTATTATATATTGTATCGGCTATTTGATCCCATTCAGCTTTGCTCTTTGTTAATGATAAACCTAAAGCAGTTAAATTTTGTTCAACTTCTACAATATTTGCCGCGTCTGATCTTTCCTTTTGTATTTCTTGACTAGATTTTAAAATACCTAATTTTTGAAATAAAGGCCTAATGACTACTAAATAAGCAGCTAAACCAATACCAACGTTTGTTAATAACTTTTTATTTTCTTGCGTAATTGCCATATATATTTATTTCATAAATCCCAAAAGCATCTTATAAGTACTATCGTCAATATTAGCCAAATAAAGCAAATGATCACCAAATTGTGCATCTTTATTACTTAAAATTTCAATTGCTTGCAACGCCTTTTCCCTTTGTTCGTCTGGTATTCCAGCCAAGGCCGTTACTGTCGCGCCGCCTGTTTGACTAGGCGCCGCAAATTTGTTTATAATCAATCCCAATGCCCCAATTGCCATTTGTTGAAACTGTTCGTTTTCTAAAATTGCACCTAATCCCTTAGGTTTTTCTTTTTCCATGTCATCTTCAAACTCATCTGCACTCAATTTTGATATAATCAAGTTTTGCCCTTCAATCATTTTTTCCATTAATCGGTTAAAATTGTCGTTAGGTTGTTGCTGCATTCCGCTTATCATAGGCAAATACCTTTCAGCCTTATTTAATTGGAAAACAATTTGCGTTAAATTATCGTTGTCTTTACCTCTTACCGCTTTTCTTTTTTCAATTAATTGTAAAATATAAGGGTTGGTATTATCCACATTTTGTTGAATTGCCCTTAACGCTTCCGCTAATTTTTGCAATCCTATTTCTTTTTCGTCCTCATCAAAATAAAAACGGCAATACTCAGCCTTCGGAGAGGTTCCAGCAAATATTTTATAGTGCGTTGCGGGACTGTTTTCGTAATAATCAAGTACGTCTTCTAACCTGTGTAACTCGGGCTTAAATACTGCCATTTTTATATTATTTATAATTTATAGTAAACTCCAAAAGCGTAAGCCACGTTTGTGGTCGCTGCGGCACTAGACAATGAAATATAGCTTTTAGTCCAACTAATTACCATATTGTCAATATCTGGTAAACTGTTTGTATAAGGGTTTGTTGCAGAATTAATAATATTACTAAACGCCAATAAAGGCGCGTTATAAATTAACTGCAAATCTCCACTATACAAAGTTAGAAAGCTCTTTTTTAAATCGGCTTCCGTTACCATTGTACTGCCTGTATTTGGTGTTGCACTCAAAGTCCCTGGAGTGTATAATTGAACGGCTTGTATCATAGCGTTACGCAATTGTGGAAGATCTGGAAAGAAAAATCTTGTATTTGTACTTCCTGACGGTATCGCTACTTCAACGGCTTCAAATCTTTTTAGAAGTGGCATTGTTGTAATTTTTAAAAGTAATTAAATAGTAGGATGTTGCGCACACCCTACAAAGCGCCATTGGGATGGTTTTTTTTATTTTACGCTTGTAACGTTTTGAGCTAAAATAGTACGGAAAATACATACTAAACGGCTATCAGCTTTTACAGTTGATATTGCGGCTGGTAAAACAATACTAGCAACAATATTTGCAGCACCATTTAACAACAAATTAGGCTCAACAGGATAAAAACCATTTTCGCCACCATCAATTTGATCAATTGGGAAAACAGTTTGCGCGGTAATACCAACGCCGCCTTGTGTTTGCGGTACAAAGTAATGACGGTAAATATCCCAACTAGGTAGAATATTTTGGTTATTTACTTGCATTGTTAAAAACCCGTTATAAATAGTATTTAACGCGTCAGCTTGAGCCGAACTAAAAGCGTTTGTTGCTACTGATGGGTAAGATAATAAAGGAAAAGCCGCGTCAGTTGAACTAGACGGAGAAGCTAAACCGATAAAAATTGAACTACATACGTGAATATCTTGAAGCTGTACGCGACGTTCTGTGTTAAAAGCCGTTGCCCCGTTGGTAGTGTCATTTACTACAATTGGTAAACGGTAATTGGTTACACTTGCAGATAGCGCCACTTCTGATCTAACATAAGATTGCGTCAAAACTGCTTGAGATACGTCATATCCTTGAGATTGAATAAAACTTTTTGCGTTTTCGAATACTAAACGACTTCCTATTTGATTTGCCATTTTTTTTAATTTTTATTTATTTTTAAATTATTATTATCCGCATAATACCGCTGCCGCGCGTGTATCCATTCCAGCAATTACACCTCTACTGTTTTGTGAAGATGGAGCCAAAGCCATATAGTTTCTAGCAATTACAGGCATACCGCTTAGTACTCCCGCTGATTGAACTAAACCCAAACCGCCTACCGCAATCATACCATTACCTAAAGCCTTACCCATTTCAGACTTAATAAACTTAGGTAAAAATAAACCTACGGCAATTGGAGCCGCTGAAGCTACATACCCCTTGTACGAAGCGTTTAAATTAGTTCCGTTGATTGTATTAGATACAAATCTAGCAGCTACACCGCCAACGATTGTAAATAATGCGCTAGTCAAATTTGACCCTACCGCGCCCATTCTTTTTGAACGTCTACGGCCTATGCGTTTTTTTGTTGTTTTTTTTCTACGTGCCATTTTTATTTTTTTAAAATTATTAATAAAGGTGAAAAAGATTAAATTAATTTTTTATTTGTAATGGTTTTTTATTTAATATAAATTCTAATGCTCTTAATTGCGCTTCTCCTTTTTCTTTAGGAAGAAAAATATTAAAAGAATCAAGTTTAAAATTTTTTATTAAATCTTTATACCATTCTAATTGAAGACTTTTTTTACGTGGTGCAAACATTTTTATCCAAAAATCAATTTCACTTTGTTGTACTGATCCTATTCTCACACTACCACTTGTTAAATTGTAACCATGTTTAAGCCTTAAATTATCTTTTTTAAGTACTTGTTTTACTTTTGTTAAAGTAGTGCTTTTTTTAACGGCCTTTTTAGTAGCTTTTTTATTTTTAATTCCACTAACTACTCTAATATTAACATTATGACTTTTAGTGTCTTTATGTTTACTAACAGGCTTTGCAGCACCTACGTTTCTTTTTTTACCTACTAGGCTTTTTCCTTTATGCTTTGAAGCGTAAATTGCTGACGCCTGTTTTACATAATCAGTCCATTTAGCATAACGCTTAGGATATTGTTTTTTTAGGCTTTTAGCCTCTTTTATTATTGATTGTAAAGCAGTCATTAACTTTTCTTTTTAAATATTAAAAATGCAACTAAAGCAGCGCCGCCAACTATTAACGGTATAGTATAACCGCTTGAAGTTTTACCGTCAGAAGTTCCACCGCCGCCAAATAAATTACTTAATCCGCTAGGCTCCGCCGCCATTTCGTTTTTAGAATTAATAAAATATTTTTTATCAATTTTACCCTGTCTTATTCCCTCATTAATTAAAGTGGCTAAATCTCTATTTTTATTTTGTTCCCAGATTATAGGCATCCATTCAGCGCGAGAAACTGACATGAAAGGTTGAGGTACTTCTCTTTTAATTCCTTGATCCGTTCCTCTTTTAGTCCATGGCTTTTTTGTTTCGTCGAAACCAACTTGTTGGTACCAACTAAAAAAAACTCCCATAGCCTTGTCCCAATCTCTTGAAATTATTGCAGTATCTAAAATATAGCTATCTGAATGACCAGCGAATAAACCGCTTACCAAACCAACTAAAGCCGAAATGCTACTACCAAAAACAGGTATCGCGCTAGTCCCAGCTTTTAAAACGTCAACTACTCCAGAAGTTTTTTTATTTAAAATATCAACTTGTTCGTTACCTTTTTTTAAAAAATCAAGTACGCCGTTCATTTGTGGTTGACGGTCATTTATTCCGCTTAAAGCCATTAGTGCCATATTTTTAATTTTTTTATCTTTAAAATAATTAGGTTGTTTTTTTTCATTAAAATAGTTTAAAACCGCATCGCACCATATTTCGTTTTCTGTATCTGGATTAATAACTACAAAAACGTGTTCTGGTGTATTAGTTCCGTCATAACTTGCAAACCTATAAGCAATATCAAATTTTTCTCCTGTATTTCTTCTATAAGCGTCCAAAATACCAGCAAAAAATAAACTAAAATTTTTACAATCTGATCCCGTTGTCTTTCCTGTTGCTAAAATTGCCGATGGCGTTTTGACTGTCTGCAAATTGTCGGGCTCAATAACATATTTTACATTTTCTTTTAAATATTTAAAAACTTTTTTCGCAGTATCAATACAATTGCCACCGTCGAAATAGCAATATAATTTATCATAATCGTTTAAACTTTTATTATGTTGGCGCAAAATAGCGTTAATAATATCGTTCGTAGATTGATCGTAAGTAATTATTTTTTGATTGTTTTTAAAACTATCAATCTGACTTAATAAATTCATTTACGGTAATTGTATTTGATAATTTAAAGGGAAATAAACAAAATCAACAATTAAATTTCCTTTTAATTCAATTAACTGATTTTTAAATTTATTTGTAATTAAAATTATTGCAGCGTCTGTTAAATTTAATTCAACATTAAATTCAATAACCGTTTTTTGTTTTGCTAAAATTTTTTTATTGATATCTTGATAAATTGTACCAACAACTTTATTTTGTAGTAAAATTTCCGCCGATATTTTTTGAACGTCTGCGGTAGTGTTGGTAGGGTTTTCAACTTCCAGCTTAACTCCTACAATTGGTTGTAAAAAAGTTCCGCCGTTAAACCCAATATCTTTTAAAGAAATATTAATTTTTTTTGCCAAAATATATTTTTTGTAGCCAATCCATCCCAAAATTGCTAAACCGATATAAATTAAATTTTTTGGCATTCAAAAAAAATTAAAAATTGATAAAATTGAAAAAGGTTGATCAAAATTACAAAAAACTTTTAATCCACCAAATTTTTTTTTGAACGGCATAGGTGCGGAACGGCTGAAAGGTAACGGGCCCCCCTTTAGGGGGGGGCCCGTTCCAGCCGTTCCGTACCCGTTCCGCTCCAAAACATAGGCCAAAAATTAAAGAAAAATACATAAAAAAAACCCTAAAAATTAGGGTTATATTAATAAAAAAATATATTCTTAAATTTTAACCTTTTACACCTTTAAAAAAACCTTATGAGAAAAATTTTTTGTAGCCGTACAATAAAAATTTATTTCAACCGCTTTTTTGCTTAAAGCAAAGCTAGTAAAGGATTGTATTGAACGCGGATCATTTTTTATATTGCGGTATTTGTAGGCTTTTTTTTGCCCGTCAAAAAAAATTGCGGTAAAATATTTGTTTGGTAACATAAATTTGTTATTTTCGTGTTGAAAAAGGTTAAAATTGCATAAAAATACCCAGTCATTAAAACAATAGGGCTGGGTATTTTATGTCTATTTTTTGCGTAAATTTTTTTCAATACTATCAAGTATTGTTAACATTCTCATTCTGATCCTTTCTTTTTTTTCTGCCTTAGTTTCTTTTTTATTTTTTCTATTTTTAATAATAATCTCATTAAAAAAAATAGCGTCATTAATTTTATTTTTTTCATTTGTCATAATTTTTAAAAATTGTTTCTATAATCAAAATATTCATTTTGGGTATTTTTTGAAATAAAAT